ACTACGGTTAACAACAAGACGGTGTTGGTTAAGCACAGGCTCAAGACTATCAATGATCCTGTCTTCTTTCCTGACATTTGCACGTACTTCTTCAATATGGATGTTTTGTTTTGTCTGAATAAGATGTTTTTTAAATAATTCACTTACGATTCCATCTCCAAAGTTTGTTTCGATAACCAGTGATGTAACTCCATACTTCTTGCATCCCTCAAGGATGTCGAGCAGGGTATTATCGCTGTACCCGTCTCTGTAGGCTCGCACCTCATGCAAATAGATGATTCCGTTCTTTTGGGATAGATAACAAGCCGCTGTTTCGTCTGTTCCTCTTCCCGAAGGATCGACACTGCATATGGTTTCGTCAAACTCACTCCATTCTCCCTGCATTTGCATAGGTGAATAGAAATAGTCTCCCGGGAGTCCCACTGTTGGGGCATCTTTGATAACATTGGCTGGATCTGAGCACCATATGATGTTTTCGGGTGCATTACTAGGATTAACGCTAGTAACGATGAGATCAGCCATCTTAAGTGGAAATTTCTCTGCATCTGATAGACTTGTGTCGAGTTGAAACTGTAACATGTAGTTTGACCGACCCATAGACGCTTCTCTTTCGAGTAAATCTTCGTCTGTGAACCGATCATCTGTAGGAGACCACTCTTCTGCTCCATTATCTATATCTGCCTGTAAATCAGGTGCTAGTAATCCTTCGTACTGGGTAACGTTTTTACCTCTTGGATACCTTGCCGGCCAAACCAAGGGACGATACGAACGCTCTGCCAGCTTACGATAAATAGTAAAAGTAGTCTGAGGAGTCCCGAGATACATAATACGGCTATCACTTTTGGGTGTAAGGATAGATTCTGCTTCCGTACAGAGTTGAATAAGTTTTTCACGCATCAACTCCGTCATACTGTTCCCGGGGACTTCTACGTCGTCCAGAATCATTAGGTCTGCTCTGCTTCCCGTTAACTGACCAGTAATACCTACAGACTTCACGGATGGAGCCTGATGAGGTGAACAGTTTACGTCGAAGCTGATGCGACTCCAGCGAGAATCGTCCGATTTCGGTCTTAGAAAGTTTAGCCATGGTGTCTCAATGATTAGTTTTTGCAAGAAGATCGACATATTATCCGCTCTCTCCTTAGAAGCGGAGATTATCATTATCTTTCGTTCTGGATCGTTAAATAATGTCCATAATACAAATGCACCCGTAATCCAGCTCTTACCTACACCCCGGAAAGCCTGTATTTGTAGTCTTTTTGGTCCGTGCTGTAGATAATCTGCTATAGCATACTGTGCTCTTGTGGGTGCTGGCAAGTCAAGCTGTCCCCACAGAGCCTGTAGGAACATCTTAAAGTCTTGCTTCAATAAGCCTAAAGTATCATTCATATTTACTTGTAATCTCCAGTAGTTTTTGACTTATATCATTTACGTCTGCTTGAAAATTATAATCTAGCGTACTTATTTCATAGATCTGTTTCCAAAGGTTATTATAGTCCTTTTTAGTCATTCTAGGTATTCTATCGGCTTCATAATCTGCTATTTGTCCAGCTAAATCACGTAAAGCTTCACGTTTTCTATCGTGAAATGCCATAAATCTTTTGTATGACCAAGGATATGGTTCATTATATGGAGAAAGCTTACGCTGAGACTTAGCTCTACGTATTGCGTCTGTTATATACTCAGGACGCCTTACATATTGAGCTGTTTTAGCAAATAGTTCATAAAAATTAAGTGTATCTATAAATACTTCTTTTTGTATGTCTTGATAGCTAAATTTACCTTTTTCTTTTATAATTAAATCTACACGATCTCTTAAAACACGGTCTCTATACTTAGTTGCTGACTCTACATTAAAGTTCTTATCTACCTTCGGTTTATACAAGGAAAAAATTTTTTTATTTTCCGGTGACATCTGTTCAAATATAGTTAGCAAACTTTTACCGTTATAGTTGCGTACAAACTCAGGACTATAAAAATCCTGTAAATAATCACCGATAACGCCTATGGTAGTTGGTGTTTTATCTCCGGGTTTAGCTGTTTGTATAATTAAATGACCGGGGTTACTCTTATGAAAGGTTTTCATTGAAGAATATGGGTTATTCATAGGATCTTCAATATTAACTATATACCTTTGGTTTTTAGGTAACTTTTCATTAATAGGAACTATCCTACCTTCAGTAGTATCTTTTAGTTTTTTGTAACCTTTATTAACTAATAATCGTAAGTTTTTAGCATCATTACGTTCTAAAGCTTCTATCCAAGGATATTTGTCAGGTTTAGCTTCTTTAATATCCCATAACCAACCGAATTGAGACTTACCAATCATATGTTCGAGATAAGCTGACCCATCACCAAACTCCATTAGTTTTGCTAGTAACTCATCAGGATGATCTTTACCAAGTTGATTTAATTTCTTTACAATAATTTTCATTTCTTTGACTTCAGTACTTGCCTGATTAGTCATCCACTTAGTCTCAACTCGCATTTGTTTCATAAGTTGAGATAAAGTTTTAACTTGGTAGTTAGCTGATGATGTAAGATTATCTTTATCAGCAATCTTTCTTCTTCTAATTACAATACCTATTTCTGATGTACCGTCAGGTCGAGTTGTTTCTATAAAACCGTCAAATCTTCCCATTAATTCTAGTTTACCATCTGCCTGTCTGCTGACTCTGTGTAATCTAGCATTTTCCATTAAGTCATCAATCTGTTGCTTACTAAATTGAGATGCAGCATCTATTGTATCTGGAAAATAACCTAGTTGTTGTAGGTTAGGTCTCCAGTTAGGATTACCTCTTCTAAGTTTAGCAGCACCTACTGATCCAGCAGGGTCAAATAATTCATAATTAGGTGTATATGTTCTAGCGTAGTGGTTATTTAGAATAGTTCTACGTGCACCTTCA